CCACCAGGACCACCGCCACCAGGACCACCGCCACCACCAGGACCACCACGGCCTCCTCCACCACCGCCACTCATTACAGCAAGTAAGGCCTTGAGCGTGGCTTCGGAAGCTGCATTTTGAGCTTCAACTTGGCCAATTCCTGGGATGTCGATCATTACTGCCATGGCTTATTTTTTCCTGGATAAATGCGCATATAAATACACTTGCGTATTATATATTTACCGGAGATAAAATGGACCAAATTCCTAATTACAGTCAGCAAAAAAAGAACCCGCTGGCCAGCTTTTATAGACAGCCAAAGATCTATGTCAAACTACCAAGCAAAGGTGAATTCTATCCACCTGGCAGTTTGGATGTCAGTGCCAACGGAGAATATCCTGTTTATGCAATGACTGCCAAAGATGAACTGCTGTTTAAAACTCCGGATGCGCTGTTAAGCGGACAAAGCACAGTGGAATTGATTAAAAGCTGTATTCCAGCGATAACCAATCCCTGGGCCATGCCAAACATAGATCTAGACTTTGCTTTGATAGCCATACGCATTGCTACCTACGGTGACAAGATGGAAGTGGGTTGTAACTGTCCTCACTGCGAAGCTGAAAACAGCTACGACATCGATCTCACTGCTTGGTTTGGTGTGTTCAACAATTTCCATTATGAAAAAGATATACCGATAGATCAACTAACAGTTCATGTGCGCCCGTATACCTACAAAGAAGTTACAAAAACTGCAATCCAGACCATGGAGCAGCAGAGAATATTTCAGATCATCAATGATGACACTCTCACAGACGAAGTCAAACTAGAAAGATTTGGTGTGAGTTTTATCAAACTCACAGAACTCACCGTGGATATCATTGCAGACTGTATCACTGCCATAGATGCTCCAGAAGGCACAGTCACTGATCAAGCTATGATCAAAGAGTTTATTGCAAACTGTGCCAAAGATGTATTTGAAAAAATACAGAACCATGTGATACAGATGAAAGACAATATTCAGTTTGAAGCACAAAACGTTACCTGTGGAGAATGTAATAAGTCATTTAGCTTGCCTATTACAATGGATCAGGCAAATTTTTTCGCCGTAAAATCTTAACGCTGTCCTTGCCGGAGATTTTACGAGAATCTGATCGCTTAGACAAAGAAGGCAAGGATCTCAAAAAAGAATGCATGAAACTGTGTTGGTATATGCGTGGACTAAGTTTTGCTGAAGTCATGCACATGAGCTGGGACGAGCGAGAAATAATTGCAGAGATTGTTAAAGAAAATCTCGAAACTACAAGAAAAACAGGACTGCCTTTCTTTTAGAGTGTGTTTCTATAAGACTTTAGAGCAAATAAGTCTTGACTGTCAAGAGGACTGCCTCGCAGCACTTTGTCAACAGTAGCACCTACTTCTTCATCGCTGATATCTGCACGATGAATTCTTAATTTCTGTAGGCCTGCTGTGTCCAACGGCTTACCGGACATGGCTTGATCAATCAGGGTCTTAAGTTCGTTATTATCGGTGGGTGCTGAATCAGATTTAGTTTTAGATGATTTAGTACCACTAGGTTCAAACCATCTAGACGGAGTCAATAGCTTATCCATCTTGTCTGCACCTTTGTCATACTGTATCTTGGCGTTGGTGCCGTCTAGCCATTTACTAGGACTTAATACTTTGTCCATCTTGGACTTGCCTTTCTCGTAGGCCACTGGTCCGACTTCTACTACAATGTCACGTATTTTCATTTTCTAAACACGCTGATAGTGCCCTTTGATAATCCAGTTTCAAATATTTTCTGCTTGTGCATTTCCACACGAGCTGCTAATGCTTCTGACAATGCATTTCCGTAATTGATCTTACTGGCGTTTTGTTGAGATAATTGATTTGCCATATTACCCATCACTGCATTGCCAACTTTGGATTGTTTGGCAGCTGCTGCTCTAGTTTCACGTCTACGTACGGCACTTGGTGTCATACTTGGACCAGCGCCTTTTACTCTACCACCTCTTTTCTTAGTTTGCTGTTGATTGGAATTGTCAGCTGGTAATGTTGTTGGTTCAGGTGCTGCTGTTGTTGCCGCAGCTGGCTCTACTGCTGTTGTTGGTTCAGGTGCTGCTGTTGTTGCCGCAGCCGGCTCTACTGCTGTTGTTGGTTCAGGTGCTGCTGTTGTTGCCGGTGGTGCTTTAGGTACAGGAGCTGCTACTGATTTCTGCAGCAATTGCAAAATTCGTTGCTTGCCTTTTTTATCTAATTTGTTTACGTTGGCTTTAACCTGTGCGTACACAGTTTGATTGGCTTTTTCTTGTGACTGAGCTTGCTGTTTATCTACAACTGCTGTGGTTTTTGCTAGCGCCGAGCCAGCAGGTCCTTGTGCATTGATATCCTGTGCTGTTGGAGGAGGTGTAGAAGGAGCAGGGTCAGTATAGCCAGGCTGTCCTGCATTAGGATCAGGATCATCACCTACCACAGCTTTGCCGGTCTGATACCCTTTCTTAAGAGCACGTCCAGCACCTACTACACCGCCAGCTACAGCTCCTACGCCTTTAGCAACACCACCTACAAATTTGCCTATTCCACGGCTTATTGGCCCTTCGTCTAGCTGTTCAAGTTGTGATTCAGTTAATAGTTCGTTAATTCTCATATCAAGGCATTCCTATTAGGTATAACTTTATTTATTAAAAACGAGCTTTCGCTCGTTTGCGTTTTCGCTTGTCGCTCAACGCCTTTGTCTTCTTTTTAATAATTATTGACATTGTAATTGCGAAGCAATTCAAGTATTATGCAGATTGTTCAGTCACACTTTGCCCAGGCCGGGCAAAGATAAGAGCATTATGCGAGTTGCACAGTACACTCTAGCGTTACAGCATTACAGAGGCGGTCATCCGGTACCTCGAGCTGCGTCTTTATACGACGGCGGTGTATACATTTACGCTAACAAATGCACACACGTAGGGTATTTCTCCCTTCTTTTTGCCTTGTTTTTCTTTTCAAATAACCAAATCGCAGGTCTTAGTAGCGATCGTCATCCTTTCGGGTAGTGGTTAAGCACCTTTGCGGCAAGGTTTTCCATCCCTGTGTACACGTAGACCAGGTTTAGAGCGCACGAAATTAAGCCTGCGCTAGCCAAAAAACCGCTTTATTTTGCCTGAGATTGTTCTAGTAGACGCTGTCTAAGTATGTTTGAACCGCCGACTCTGACGTTTATAATGCCATTATAATAGTCATCAGTTTCTAAAACTCTGCGTTCAAACTGTTCTCTTGCCTCTAAATAACTGAGTTCTGCCTTGGATTTACAAAGGTAAAGTATTTCTCTTGTGAAGTTTTCCGGACCTAATGATTGGACGTCTGCGTTTAACCTGTCAGATGAACCATAGTATTCTCGCCAATCGCTTTCTACTACACTTCTTCTTTTGAGTTTTTTGCCTTTGAGTGGGGGTTTAGTGCGTTTGAATTGTGCTAGTTTCTTGCCTATGTACTTCTGTCCGGTAGTTTTATTCGTGATTATATAAACAAAGCCAATATAGCCTTCTGGTATTTCGTCTATTATTTGATTTTGAAACGTCCATTGCACTCTTTAATTAGTTAAAGCTTCTTGCCTCTCATGCCTTTTCTGGATTCTCGCTGTGCCTTTCGTTTATCTTGTATTTCTACTCTTATGATTGATGCCTGTGTGCGTATTTCTGATAGCCATGATCTTGCTTTGATACCTGCTTCGTTGGATTTTTTGTGATGAAATCGATCCTGCCATTTAAAGTATTCTTGAAAGGCATGGATCATACGATCGTGTGCGTCCGAACTCATGCCATAATCTCTATGTCATTGCTATAACTAGTGAATCCATTTTCTTTGATCACTTTCAGCACGTGATTAACACGACTGGTCAAATCATCTCTATGTGAAATCAAGAACACATTCTTGTCACGCTCACGAGTCATGCGTTTCAACACAGCAATACTGGATTCAACGCCACTAGCATCCATGCCCGAATCCACAAGTTCGTCGATAAACAACAAATTAATACTGGTGTATAGATTTTCCCACACATCACGGAACGCCCACGACAAAGATAAGATCAATCTGTTACGTTCTCCACGGCTTAGATTGTCAAAATCTAGATCTTGTCCTAGCTGTGTGATAACCACAGTTAAATCATTCTGAAACTCCACGGTGTGAGGCAATCCGATCTTGTCCAAATAGTAGGTCAAGCGTTGATTCAAGAACGCAAGATTCTGATCTATTATTCGTTTGCGAACAAAACTATCTTTGTTGGTCAATAACTTGTGCAAGAACTCTTGGTGATCTTTAACACGCACCAACTCGTTGAGTCCGTTCCAATCTATTTCCTGTACGGCTGTTTCTTTGAGTTCAACGATCTGATCATCATAGGGATTTTCTTCTGCTGTCTTGATTGTAATGTCACGTTCTAGGCTGTCTAGAGTATTTTTATGATTCAATGCTGCTTCTAAACTGTCGTAGATCACTGAGGGACATGCTCCAAGATCGCCTAGCAGCGATATTGCTTCAGTGATCACACTGAGCTCTTCAAGATGTTCGTTGATAGCGCCACGGCTTTCTTCAATCTGTGCAGACTTAGCAGACATGATTTCATTATGCTTGGTATCGTGCAGCTCTTGTCCGCAGGTATGACATTTGTGTTCTGTTAGACTGACTAATTCTCGTTCCAGTTTGTCTAGAATACGCTGTTCTTTTTCCAAAGCTGAAGTTTGTTTAGCACTCAGTGATGCTAGACTTTCGTGTTCTTTTTTGTTTGTATTCCAATCTGCCAAAGCTCGCTGATTTACTATTTCTTGATCGATGTCAATGTCGCTGAGTCGATCTATGCTTTTAAGCAAATTGGTCAGAGCAGTTTCTTTCTGTTCTTCCCACATGCGTTGTTTGCGTATCAGCGACTCTATGCTTTGTTGTATTCTTTCGTTACTGGCTTTGACAGTTTCTATTCTTGTGTTTTCTGTTGCAATACTGTCTTTGCTGATCCTGATTGCATCTTTAAGTGCTTCTGCTTTTTCTGAAAGTATGGTAATGCCCAACAGCTGTTCGATAATAGCACGTTGATCTGCAGCCTTCATGCTCAAGAACGGTTCTGTGTAGGTGTTTAAAGCAATGAGATGTTTGAACATTTCGTGTTTCATGCCAAACACTTCTTCAATGGCCTTTTGTGTTTCTCTGCTGTCGCCTTGACTTTCGTCGAGGTCGCTAAGTTCTTGTTCCTGATCATTGATACTGAATCTCAGTAAATTAGGCTTGCGACCTCGCTCAATATGATACTTGACACCATCTTTTTCAAAAGTCACTGTACACAGCATGCCTTTACAGTTGATCTTGTTAATAAGATTGTCACGCTTGATGTTGGTTAAAGCCTGGCCATAGATAGCATAGCTCAATCCGTTGATGATAGTGGTCTTACCTGTGCCGTTTCTAGCACCCGAGTCATCGCCACCTAGGTCCAAGTTTTCACCTAAGACCAAAGTAAGTTGTCCGCGATCAAAATCTATGGCCTGGGTCTGATTGCCCACGCTCATGAAGTTGCGTACTGTGAGATTGTTGATTTTAATCATAGTTCGTTATAGATGTCCAACAGTAGTTTTTTGTCATAGGTATCGCTGTCTATGTTATTGATCTGATTCATCACAATGGTATCCACTGATTCGAATGTGATGTCTATGGGATTAACAGCACTTTCTACTTCTACCTTTTCTGGAATCAGCATGAGTTCACGCAGTTTATACTGCGGCATAAACTGTTCTTTGATGAAGTTTGCTTCTTCAAAGGTTATAGGCAAGTCAATGGTCACACGACAATGCATCTTTTCACGCAGCAACTTGTCTGGAGTGTCGATGATCTGACTCAGCTTATAGGTTCTATATATAGGTTGATCAGGCCAAGAATGGTATTCGGGCTTGCCGCCCCAATCCATGATCATCATGCCACGATCATCATCACCTGCATCTGCATAGTTATGCGGAAATGCATTGCCTATGTAAACCACATTGCCTTTTTGTTGCCGCTTGTGAAAGTGTCCAGTAAACACCAATTCTTGATGCTGAAAATGTCCAGTCTGCAACTGACCGTGATCAGGCATCTGCACCATAGCATTCATGTAAAAATGCGGCAGTTCAAGATGACCGAATATGTATCTACTTTTCAGTTGTTTTACCGTGGTCCATTCGTCACCTATCAGCCAAGGCATGATAGTGACATCGCCTTCTGTGTGTAATTCACGTATGGGCACAATGTTAGGAAACAACCTCATAAACTCTACAGAGTTAATTTCACGCTTGTCTTTGTAGAATAAATCGTGATTGCCCAGAATGAAATAGACTTTTTCAAAGCTCTGACTGAGTTTTTCTAAGTTACTCACAGTATAATTCATAGTGCTGACATCAGTGGTACTGCGATTATGATGCCAGTCACCTAGAAATATAGCTGTTTCGCAGCCTTGTGCTCGAGCTGTGTCACAGAACCAAGACACGAAATCTTCGCAGTCTTGATTGTGTGTACGACTTCCGGATTTTAATCCAAAGTGTATGTCAGTGAAGCATGCAACTTTCTTAAAGAGATTCATAGATTAATTATAACAGAATGTAAATGTAAGGTCAAGTTCAATCTAAACTATCTGTGATAGTGACTGGGCCAGGAGCGTTTTTACCACCATTGGCACTGTTTTGGCGTGTCCATGAAGGATTCATACCATTCATTTCGAGAATGTCGTCTCGAATGTTTTGATTGCGCTTCTCCAGGTTGATAATTCTAACGAATGAATTAGTGACAGCAGCAGTATAGTAAGCAAAAGGATTATCAGATTTACTTTCATCGAATTGGAGTCCTATTTGAGTTAGTTGAAGAATGGCTTGACCTTTCATTTCATCATTGTATGTGTAGCCCCTGACGTTGCCTCTAGTGGCATATCTCTCACAGAGCTTGATAAACATGCGAGCTAGGTCGTTGGTCATTTGCCCGTGATCTTTGGAAAACTCTCCACGATCTAGATCTCCTTTCCAATGACTTTTGCCCACACAGATCAAGTTGTCGTTGTCGTCATATTTCCAATGCTGAAAAGGCGGGAAGTTTACTTTATCATGACTGTCAGCAGTGTTTTTAAGAGTTTTCTTACGGCCCGGCGCTAATGGTATGTGTGTAAAGGTCATCACACGAAAAACTAGATCTTGTTTCTTCACTTTGCGATAGTCTACTTCAAATTCTTTTGCAGGCATTTTTTTACCAGCTGCGGTCACAGCTGCTTCGTGCGCAGCTTTGGACATTTTAGATGCCCTATTTCGTTTGGCTTCTGCAATAGTTCGGATGTTCAGTTTGTCTAAGGTAGTAACGATTAGATCGTATTCTCCGTATGCAGGATCTGTGAAACTACTGTAGGTATTTTTGCTTAGATGTATTTCTCTTAGTAAATCTTTGTTGGTTAGATACTTAATTTTAGGCACAATCATTAGTTAGAATTCTCCGTTATATGTTATATAATAGCACATTTTTATCATAATAAATAGTCTATATGACAAGGAAATCTGCTCAAAATGGCTCGTAAGACTTATCCCAACACGCCGGAAGAGGAAGCCGCTAGCATAAATGCAAAGAGTGGCAAACCCGATAGCATCACCGCTGCACAAGTGTCCAACAATCGCGCACTTAATGAAAAATTAACAGCGGCATTTGGATTCGGCGGCGATAAAGCACCATCTTCGGGGCCCGGCAGTAATCCTGTGGCTCCTTTTTCACAACTGGTAGCAGGTATTTCAGAAAACATCAGCCAGGCCACTAATGAAGGACAAGCATCTCTGCAAGACGCTACTTCTGTCACGGACAAACTCAAACTTGACGACAAGGTTTCTGATCTATCTGGCGGATTTAAATCAGGATTAAACCAGTTAGCAGGAGGTGCAAAAAACTTCAGCGCCAGTGCTATGGGTGGTAACAATACCATACAAAGTGCTGTGGGAGGTGCAGTTGATAAACTAAGAACAGTTGCAGGTTCGACGAGTAACATAGCAGCAGATATCTCCGGAACAATTAACAAACTTACTGGTGGCAATCTTGCAGGTGGATTAATGAAAGCTGCCGGTGAGATCAGTGGAGCAGCAGGCATGCTCAACAATATACTTAGTCTCAAGCGAGGCATCAACATACCCAAAGGGGCAGAAGTGTTTGCACCACAAGGGCAGGCTATACAGTTGAAAGCAGGATCCAAGGATGATTGGCGAGTGCGTATAAATTGTGAATGGAATACTTTTAATAGTCCGTTATTCGGAGTTCTCAAACAAACTGGCGGTGTGGTATGGCCATACATGCCTAGCATCACTGTCAGCACCAAGGCAGAATACAATACCATACCTATAACTCATGCCAACTATTCTCAATACAGTTATAAAAACAGTGTGGTTGATGATATATCGATCAGCGGTGAGTTCAGCTGCGAAACTGCCACAGACGGTGCCTATTGGATAGCAGCAACTACATTTTTTAAAACAGCTACTAAGATGTTTTTTGGGCAAGGTGACCTTGCAGGCAATCCACCTATCATTTGTAATCTCACAGGTTACGGTAGTCATGTGTTTGACAAGGTTCCTGTGATTATAAAATCATTCTCAGTGGATTTCAAAGACGATGTAAACTATATCAAATGTGATCCTTTCAACAACGGCAAGTACACTTGGGTGCCAGTGTTGAGCACTATCACAGTCAGTGTGGCACCTGTATACAGTAGACAAGGACTGAGAAAATTCAACTTACAAGACTATGCTAGAGGCAAAATGTCCGGTGAAGGGCAGGTGGGATACATCTAATGGCCAAATACGCAAAAACCAGTCCCTGGTCTGATACTAGGCAGAATAATTTTTATCTTGATCTCTTAGAGATTAGACCGGTGCCGTCCGAACCAGACGATTTTAGATATGTGATCGAAAATCAATATAGACATCGTCCAGATCTGTTGGCATACGATGTCTACGGTAACGCCAAACTGTGGTGGGTGTTTGTGCAAAGAAACATGAGTGTGATCAAAGACCCCATATACGATTTTGAACCAGGAACTGTGATATACCTGCCTAAAAAAACAAACCTTTCAAAGTTTTTAGGAGTATAAATGGTAGCAAGATTTATTCCTGCAGGTAAAGAGTTAGTTTTTAAACCAGACGGCACTCGATCTATTGAAGAATTTACTAACAGCGTTCTCAGCATAGGTACCGCCGTGAGAAAAACTCTTGAGGTGCCAGCACGAGCCTCTGATGTGTTGGAAAATGGTAAATCTAATCAAGAAACAAAATCAAACACCACAGCTGCGTCGGCCAAGAAAAATCTGCCCGCATTGGTTCGCAACCCCATGGAAGTGTTTGTCAGCAATAATGTGCTATGGACATTTGCTTGTTTGACTTCCGAACAATTCAATGATCCGAAATCGTATAGAAATAATCCATCAGCTTTGAAAAATATAGTGTTTTCATCTGGAGGACGGTTTGACGCAGACAGAGTAGCGACATTTTTTGGCAGTCCAGAATACTACATTAACAACTTTGTAATGCAGACAGTGATAGGAGCCAATGAAGCCACAGGTAACAGCAATGCTGTTAAATTTTCATTTGATATAATCGAACCACATTCTATGGGACTGCTGTTACAAAGCATGCAGAATGCCGCAGTAAAAGCAGGATACCTTAGTTATCTAGACAACGCACCGTTTGTGTTACGCATGGACATTCAAGGATTCAATGAACTAGGGCAGAATTTGTCTCAGATAAAACCCAAGTATTTTGTAATGAAACTATCGTCTACCAAGTTCACGGTCAATGAAAGCGGCAGTGTATACAAGGTAGAAGCCATCCCATATAACCATCAGGGATTTTCTGATACTATCAACACCACTTACAGTGATGTAAAAATATTTGCTAGCGGCAAAGGCCATGTATTTGATCTGTTATCAGGCAGCGAAGGCAGTCTTGTAGCATATCTCAACAATAACGAAAAAAAACTCAAGGCCGAAGGAAAGATTACTGAAACAGATGAATATGTCATACAGTTTCCTATACTGTCCAGTGACTGGCAAAGTTCAGCAGGCAATCAATCAGAAATAAAAAAAGCCACAGTAGATCCAAATGCTGTGGAAAATAAAAAAGCTGAGGTCAAAACCTCTATGATCAAAATCGATCCACAGCTACTAGATCAGAACAGCATAGCCTCTGCCAGTCTAGGCTTTGACCAAAGTTCTGGTGGTAGAGCTATTTTCAAACGAGCCGGCGATCAATTCGACGAAAAAACAGGTGTTTTAAAAAGAGAAGGAATGACCATAGATCCAAAAACCCGAGCCTTTCAATTTGGACAGAGTCAGTCATTGACAGCAATCATAAATCAAGTTATTCTCAGCTCAGAATATGCCACTGATGCCTTAGAGCCAAAAAATCTCACACCGCAGGGATTTATCAAGTGGTTTAAGCTAGATGTGCAGATAGAATTGTTAAAACCTGATACGCTCACAGGCGATTATGCAAAAAGGATCACTTACAGAGTGGTGCCGTATCTAGTTCATCAAAGCATATTTGCCAACGCCACTTCCGCACCAGTGGGGTATGCGGAACTGATGAAAGATGTAGTCAAAGAATATCAATATATCTATACCGGACAAAATGTAGATATCCTTAGTTTCAGTATTGACATCAATAATTTATTTTATGCAGGAGCAAATCCTAAACCAGAAGCCGAGGCTGCTAAAACTGCCACACAAGATCAAAACGCATCTGAAACAAAAAATTCTTCTACTAAAACAGGCAAAGGACAGGCTGCAGAAGTGCAGTCTGCACAAACTGGTAGAGCTAGACCAAAACGTGATCCTAGACTATTAAAAGGATTCAAAGGTGGATCTGAATACAAAACTGTTGAACAGAATGTTGCGGAGAATTTTCAAGAAGCGTTTATCAGTGGCAGCAGTGCTGACATGGTCACGGTAAATCTTGAAATACTTGGTGATCCTTATTGGTTGATAGATTCAGGAATGAGTAATTATTTTGTAGGGGCTGCTTCTCCTACAGCTCAGATAACAGACGATGGCACTATGAACTATGAAAGCGGCAACGTCTATATCTACATGACATTTAGAACTCCAGCTGATGTAAACACATTAACTGGGCTATATGATTTTTCAATAGCAGGAAAGGAAAGCCCATTTGGTGGTATATATAGGGTTGTCAGCTGTGAAAATCAATTCAATGATGGAAATTGGAAACAAAAATTGAAATGTATTAGAATGCCTGGACCACAAGGACCAGAGGTCAATGAAACTATTACTGGAGACAAAGCATCAGTGGTAGACAAAGCAGATGTGCCAGCCATAGAAATAGGCGACAAAGAACCACCGAAAACATCACTGGTCGACAGCAGTTCTTCTAGCACTACAGTCGGAGCTGACACTGCATCCTCTAGCACAGGCGCTCAACCAACCACTACATCTAATCAACCCCAACGAAGAGTGGGCTTTAGATATTATCGAGATCTAGGACAAAATTAATGGCAGAATTATCAAGACCGTCGGTTGATGATGAAGGCAGAAGCGGTGGATTAACCACGGGCATATACATCGCCCGAGTTATTAGTCATCTTGACCCTTCCTTCATGGGATCTATCGAAGTTACCTTATTGAAAGATCAGTCAAACGCATCAGGTGACGACAGTCAAACTTTTATTGTGAAATACGCATCGCCGTTTTTCGGTTATACTCCATTTGAATTCATGGGAAACAACGATGGATCAAAGTCAACCATTGACGGGTTCAGCGACACACAGAAATCATACGGCATGTGGTTTGTACCGCCGGATGTTGGTGTTAATGTGTTGGTATTGTTTGTCAATGGCGATCCTGCAGCAGGTTATTGGTTTGCCTGCGTACCTGGCATCAACATCAATCACATGGTACCAGCCATAGCTAGCAGCACTGTAAACAGTTTAGATGCTGAAGATAAAAAAAGATATGGTAATACTACATTGCCCTTGCCTGTGGCTGAAATCAACAAACGCATCAATGGCGACACACAGGAAATTGATCCAGAAAAATATCCTAGAGTGGTTCATCCTATAGCAGATAGATTTCTTGAACAAGGCCTATTAGAGGATGATGTTAGAGGATTCAATACAAGTTCACCGAGACGAGAAGCTCCTAGCATGGTGTTTGGTATTTCTACTCCGGGCCCGCTTGATCGCAGAACCAGTGCTAAAAAACAACAGATAGGCAAATCAGACAGTCAGGCTACTGTGCCAGTGAGTAGATTAGGTGGCACACAGTTGGTCATGGATGACGGCAATGATAGATTTCACAGAGAAAAATCTGCAGCAGAAGGTCCAGTGAAATACATCGATCTTTTAGATCCTACTAATCAGAAAAAAGGTGATACAGGATCTGCAACGATCCCTGCTAGTGAATATTTTAGAGTAAGAACAAGAACTGGGCATCAGATCCTGATGCACAACTCAGAAGATCTAATCTATATTGCCAATGCTCGTGGCACAGCATGGATAGAACTTACCAGCAACGGTAAGATCGATGTCTATGCACAAGACAGCATCAGTGTGCATACACAGCAAGATCTCAACATACGTGCTGCTCGAGATATAAATCTAGAAGCAGGTAGAAATATTAATATGAGAACTGAATCAGGTAAGTGGCACGTAGAAATTGCCACAGACATGGAATTTTTAATCAACAATGATTCTAAACTCACAGTGGGTGCTAACCTAGATATATTAGTCGGAGCCAAGACTAAAATATCCACCAACAACGATCTAGATATTGCATCCGGAGCAGAAACTAAAATTAGCTCCACTTCAGATATCAATCTAGGTAGTGGCGCAGAAGTCAAAGTCAACGGTACTAAAATATTTTTTAACGGTCCTACAAACGCAGAAACTGCCGAGGCTGCTGACTTTGTAAGACCCTATGATCTCAGAGACAATTTAGCCACTAGCACCACAGCAGGTTGGGACAAGCGTTACCAAGCCGGCATTGTAAAAAGCTTCATGAAACGCATACCCATGCATGAGCCTTGGGCCTTGCATGAACATAGAGCACCGCAATTATTAACTCCAGATAAAACTGACAGGGACACCTAAAACATGGCCACAAGACTATACAACCAACAAACAGCAGCGCAGCGTTCTGCTACGGTAACGCAGAATCAAGGTCAGTTCACCTATAAAGGATTCAGCTCTACTGAAGCTAATAAGAACTTTAAGCTATACGATATCAATCTTGTCAAACAGGATTTGATCAATCATTTTTATATTCGCAAAGGCGAAAAACTGGAAAATCCGGAATTCGGCACAGTGATCTGGGACATGCTGTTTGAACCATTTACTCCAGATGTCAAAGAAATCATAGCCAAGGATGTAGAAGCTATCATCAACTATGATCCGAGATTTGCAGTCACTGAAATCAACATAGACAGCACAGATCAAGGCATGCGTATTCAAGCAGATTTGGTGTATATTCCGTTTAACATCAATGAACGCATGACCTTGAACTTTGACAAAAACAACAGTGTGATTAACTAAGCAGTTTATTTTTAAGGGTAAATATTGGTATGACTACAACTAGCAGACAAAACAATCTCATACTGAATCAAGATTGGACCAGGATATATCAGACCTTTAAAAACGCGGATTTCCGCAGCTACGACTTTGAAAATCTGCGCAGGGTTATTATCACGTACCTACGTGAAAACTACCCAGAAGATTTCAACGACTACATAGAATCATCAGAATACATGGCATTGATTGATGCTGTGGCGTTCTTAGGTCAGAGTCTGGCATTCCGCATAGATCTTGCCAGCCGTGAAAACTTTATTGAGCTAGCAGAAACCAAAGAAAGTGTGCTGCGTATTGCTCGCATGCTCAGTTACAATGCCAAACGTACCGCAGCCGCCAGCGGACTTTTAAAATTTGTTTCAGTATCTACCACTGATACTATCGTCGACAGTAATGGCAAGAATCTTGCTCAACAGTTGATAACCTGGAACGACCCTACCAATACTAACTGGCTAGAACAATTTCTCACTGTGTTGAACAGTGCCATGGCCGACAACACAGAATTTGGTCGCAGCCAAGGATCCGCGATTATCCAAGGTATTCCTACTGAGCAATATAGATTCCGAACTGTGGGCACAGATGTTCCTTTGTTCTCGTTTACTAAGACTGTGGCTAGTAGAAGTGTAAATTTTGAAATAGTCAGCACATCTTTCAAGAACAGTGAAAATATCTATGAAGAGCCTCCAGTTCCGGGTAACCAATTGGGATTTATATATAAAAATGATGGATCCGGACCAGGTAGTGCTAACACAGGATTTTTTATACAGTTCAAGCAAGGTAGCTTGGAACTAGCAGATTTTTCTATAGATGTACCAACTACCAACGAAAAAATTGCAGTGGACGCAGGTAATATCAACAATGACGATGTGTGGTTATTTTCTCTTAATTCGCAAGGTGCCCAACTGGAAGAATGGACCAAGGTGTCATCGCTAGTAGGCAATAATATTGCATATAACAGCGTAACACAAGACATACGCAACATATATGCTATCAACACCAAAGAAAATGACAATATTGATCTTGTGTTTGCGGACGGTGTTTACGGAAATCTGCCGCAAGGGGCATTTAGAGTATTTTATAGAACCAGCAATGGTTTATCGTATACCATATATCCCAACGAATTAAGAGGTATTAATATTTCTGTATTATACAGAAACAAAAATAATGTTGAACATACACTAACTATAGGGTTGGCTTTACAGAGCACTGTAGCAAACTCGGCAGCATCAGAAGACATAGACACCATCCGAGCAAATGCGCCAGCAGTGTATTACACTCAGAATAGAATGATCACTGCAGAAGATTACAATCTTGCTCCTTTGTTAGGATCGCAAAACATTGTAAAAATAAAATCAGTCAACAGAACCAGCAGCGGCATCAGCAGAAATTTTGACATCATTGATGCCACAGGAAAATACAGCAGTATAAATGTATTTGGTGACGACGGATATCTTTATAAAAAAGAAGACGAGTCAGTATTGTCATTTAAATTTACCAGTAGAATAGACATCATTAACTTTCTTAGACGCAGCATAGAACCAGTTTTTACTGACGCAGAAATTTACAATTTTTATTTTACCAAGTTTGATAAAATACTTTTCACAGATACCAACACAGTATGGCAGTCTATTTCCACAGCGACCAGCACAGGCTATTTTAAAAATGTGGTAGATAACTCACAGTTGTTGGTAGGTGCATATTCAACTAGTAACCTAAAATATGTGTTGACTAACGCAACTGTGAAATTTACAGCCCCTGCAGGCAGTAGATTTAAAAAAGGAAAAATTGTTCCAGCTGATGTCAATGACGCAGATCAAACAGATTATATCTGGGCAAAAATTATCAAAGTTTCCGGCGACGGCCGCTATGTCAAAGGTCTTGGTCCTATATTGTTGAATATTGTAGTGCCAACAGGTGCAATTGCTACACGAATCCTGCCAAGATTTATCAATGACTTACCTACGGCATTAGAAACAGAAATAGTTAATCAAGTTTTTGAAAATCAAAATTTTGGATTGCGTTATGAATCTTCTGAATCGCAGTGGAAACTAGTGACCAGTAACAATTTAAATCTTGTAGATGATTTTATTCTTGGCAAGGCAGGAGATACTACAAATACAAATATAGATAGTTCTTGGATAGTGGCATTTGTCAAACAGCCTGACAGTTACACAGTGAGAATTAGAAAGCTTGGTTATATTTTTGGTAGTGTTAATCAGAATAGATTTTACTTTGACTCAAATGAAAAACGTTATAATGATCAATTGGGGTTAGTAGTAAAAGATCAAATCAAGGTTCTAGGGGTCAATACCAGCAAAGATTTTGTCACGCAACTGATTCAAGATTTTCCTTTTGAAATCAGCGATACAATAAAATTCAGCGACGGCTACGAAAGCACCAGTGAAATCAAACTAAGTTTTAGAGACTCTGACGATGACGGAGTTATAGATAATCCTGAAGCATTTGAAAATATAGTAGGCGTTGATACAGATTTAAATTTTTTATTTTTTCAAGCTACCAACGATATCTACGGTACTAGAATCAGCACACTAATTGATAACTCTACAGATCTTATATTAATTAGAGATAAACAAGACAACATAGATTTTACAGATGTTGTATCATATCCTGATCAACAATTGATTTATTTTTATGATATTGGTGAAAATGTAATTAAACGAGTAAATCGAACAACTAATACCCTGGACATCGCCAGCGAATATTCTGCAGTATTGGGTAGGAGAAATCTCAAGTTTCAATATATACACAACGCTAGTGTAGATAGAAGAATAGATCCTTCCTCTAGCAACATCATTGATATCTATCTGTTAATTAGAAGTTATGATGAAAGTTATAGAACATATCTTGCAGGCGGTACATCCACCCAACCAGTAGCACCTACTAGTGAAGCGTTAAGAACTACATTTGGATCTGCGCTATCATCGATAAAAAGCATCAGTGATGACATAATATATCATCCTGTAAAATATAAAGTGCTGTTTGGCGCCAAGGCTGATCCTGCGTTTCAAGCCGTGTTCAAGATTGTGAAAAATCAAAATCTGTCTATCAACGATAACGATCTCAAGGTAAGAATTATTTCAGCTATCAACGATTTCTTTGATATCAACAATTGGGATTTTGGAGACAGATTCTATATGGGCGAACTTACTACGTATATTTTAAATACTGTAGCTCCGGACCTAGCAAATATTGTGATCATTCCAAGACAAACAAGTCAGGCATTTGGCAGTCTTTTTGAAATACAAAGCAATCCTGATGAAATTTTAATTAGCGCAGCCACAGTTGATGATATAGAAATTGTATCTGCGATCACTGCTGCTGAAATAGGTACAAGAACAAACACAAGTGTGCAATCTGAAAATGAACAAGTTACAACATACCAGACTAGTAGCGGAGGATACGTTTAATGGCTGATAATACATTCCCTAAAAGCGGATTACCTATACGCAGATCAGTCGAACTACTACCTACAATTTTTCAAACTCCTACCAACGATAAATTTTTATCTGCAGTAGTTGATCCGTTGATTCAGCCTGGCGTGTTGGATAAAGTAGTAGGTTATGTAGGTCGTAGATATGACAAAACCTACAATGGCAATGACGTGTATGTTGATACAGATGCTACTTTGAGAAGCAGCTATCAGCTTGAACCTGGAGTCATATTTAGAGATCAGGATAAAATAGAAAACTTCTATGACTACATAGATGTTAAAAATCAACTGAAATTTTTTGGAAACTCTATCGAACGCGATGACAAGCTGGCTGATCAAACGCACTACACATGGAATCCTCCCATAGATTGGGACAAGTTCATAAACTATCGTGAATACTATTGGGAACCATTGGGCCCCCGCAGCATTAATATTACTGGTCAATCTGCGGATATAGTCAGCACATATAAAGTTGTGTTAGGCACAACAAAAAATTCCTTTGTGTTTAGTCCTGACAGCTACACAAATAATCCTACGCTAACTTTATTCCGCGGTCAAACATATAAATTTAAAATCAATGCCCCTGACGAAGGCTTTAACTTACGCACCAATTTTGATTCCGGCTCACTACTGTTTCGACCCAATCAACCGTATCGTGCAGGAAGTTTTGCTGTGTATGATTCAAAATTATGGAGAGCAATTCGTGATGTGTCTGTTTTAGATGCCAGTTCTATTGCCATTGATAGTCAAGATTGGCAGTTTGTTGAATCAGCTAACCAAGGCGCAGCACTTGCCTATGACAAGGGTGTTACAAACAACGGAATTGAAAACGGAACATTGACTTTTACTGTGCCGTATGATGCACCCGATGTCCTTTATTATCAAAGCAACATCACTCCCGATGCATTTGGTAGATTTATCATTGCCGACATAGAAGAAAATACAGCGATTAATGTAGAACTAGAAATACTCGGAAAAACCACATATACCAGCGGCAATGCAGTGGAGTTTTCAAATGGAATGATTGTGGAATTCAATGGCAAAGTCACCCCCTCGAAATATGCCAAGAACACGTGGTTGGTAGAAGGAGTAGGCACGGCTATTACCTTAACACGATTCAACGATCTAGTTGTGCCGAGATTAAGCACAGACGTTCCTGAAATATTATTCGACAACGAAGGATTTGACACTCAGCCGTTTGATGATGCCACTGAATATGCTGCATTTAAAGATTATATCACTATTGCTAGAAACAGCCTAGACAATAATCCGTGGAGTCGATATAATCGCTGGTTCCATCGGTCAGTGTTGGAAAAAGCCTACAAACTACGAGGGCAAGATTTTCCAGCCGCAGAAACTTCCAGAGCCAAGCGGCCCATAATCGAATTCCTGCCTAATCTACAACTAGTTAATCACGGAACCACGGCAAAAATGTCTGTGGATTACATTGATACAAATACTGCCGATGTGTTTTCAACCATTGAAGGATCAACAGGCTACAGCGTAGACGGTGAATTTTTATTCAACGGTGCAAGAATTTTAGTGATAGCAGACACTGACAGATTAGCAAACAACAAAATCTACACAGTGCAATTTATCACACATACCAATTCAAAACAGATACACTTGCAGGAAACTGAAGATACAGAATCAATACTCGGACAAGGAGTAGTTGTTACCAGAGGTAACAAAAACAAAGGATTGATGTATCACTTTGATGGTGTAAATTGGGTAGCTAGCCAGAAAAAAACCACAGTCAATCAGTCACCATTGTTTGATGTTTTTGACAGCGATGGAATAAGTTTCGGTGATACCACAACGTATTCCGACACAGAGTTTTTAGGTTCGCATCTCCTTAGCTATAAGCCCGGGAATGGTAGAATTGACAGCGAGTTAGGTTTTAGACTTAGTTATCTCAATATAGATAATATTGGAGACATCGAATTTAATTGGAATTGGGAAACACAAACATTCAGGTATAGTGTTGATAGAAAGCCTGTGACACAAAAAATTTCCACTGGTTTTTATAAACTGGGATCTGATGTGTTTGCCAACGGTTGGCAGAAATTAAACAACACATATATCCAACCAATAATTGATAATCTCATAGTAGACACTGATACTGATACCTTGACATTTAACACGGTGAAATGGGATAGTCTCACAGCTGATCCTGAGATAAATTTTTACCTCAACGGAAACAGATATTTAGGTAATTGGACTCGAAGTCGAAACGTATTTGTATTCGATAAAACATTTGCTGCCAAAGATGCTGTGGTAATCAAGATCATTGCTGATATAGAACCTGATCAAGGATATTATGAAATGCCAATAGGCATTGAAAAGAATCCCCTTAACACAGCAATTCAATCATTCACACTAGGGCAAGCTACTAATCATATTGCCAGTGCGATAGAATGGGACAAAGAGTTTATTGGTGTTTTACCAGGAGTCAGTAATCTAAGAGATCTTCAAGATTATAGATATCATGCGTCGAGATTTTTAAAACACAGCGGTAATACACCGTTGGCAGTAATGACCTTGTGTGACAAAACTCATAACATAGTCAAAGCTATACAATACGCTGAAAAAGAATATACAATTTTTAAAAATAATTTTTTACAGAAGTCCCTAGAAATTGATTACAATGACACAGTAAATGATTTTGTAGATGACATCATCAACAGTCTTACCGCTGTAAAAACTGCACAGGACGCATTCTCAGATTCGGATATGATCGGAGCAGGAGCATTTACTGCGCTGACCACAGTGGTAGAGGACACAGGGATACGCACGTTTGCCCTGACACAGCCATTTGATCTTACAACTCCTAGTAGCAGAGCAGTGTATGTGTATAAAAATGACACACAGCTATTACATGGTGTTGACTATGTGTTTGATGCGACATTTAGCTTTGTGAAATTATTAGTGACACTGGAGTTATTAGATGTCATAGAAATTAGAGAATATCTCAGCACAGCTACTAATCATATCCCTCCTACTCCAACCTCTATGGGTCTGTATAAAAAATACACTCCTACCAAGTTTCTTGATGACACATATCAAGAGCCTAGATATGTCATACAAGGTCACGACGGTAGTATCACAGCAGCGTTTGATGATTTTAGAGATGATCTATTGTTGGAATTAGAATTACGTATCTACAACAATATCAAGCAGGAATATGATTCTGCGGTGTTCGACATAGATCAAATATTAGCCGGATACTACGAAGTAGGTGAATATTCTAAGGCTCAACTAGACGGCGTGATAGTCCAAGATTTTTTGAAATGGATACAAAATACCAATATCAATTATACCGTGAATGAATATTTTGACAGTGAAAACTCATTTACGTATACCTATTCAAACATGTCCGACCCCACCAAGACCAAAAATATACCTGGTTGGTGGAGAGGAGTATATCAACATTTTTATGACACAGACAGACCACATCGCTGTCCTTGGGAAATGTTAGGATTCAGTCAACAACCGGTCTGGTGGGAAGCCGAATACGGTGCCGCCCCTTATACCAGCAATAACTTGATATTGTGGGAAGATCTTGAAGCCGGTATTATTCGCCAAGGCGTTCGAGCAGGTCGTTATGATAGATACAAACGACCCGGACTATCGTCGCACGTCCCTGTAGACGGCGACGGCAAGTTGCTGAGTCCGTTGGATTCGAATCTTGCAAAGGATTTTTCGTTGATTAATAATCGCGGACCTTTCGTGCTAGGAGATGTCAGCCCAGTTGAATACGCCTGGAGATCAAGTTCAGAATGGCCCTATGCGATAATCACAGCCATGTGCGTGATGAAACCATTCGAATATATTCCTGACAATTTTGACAGATCAAAATTCTCCAAAAATAAACTAGATCAATATATAAATTCAGACACAGGATTGTTTGTGACTATTTCAGATGTTGCAAGACATGTGTCTGAAGCTAATAATATAGGCCTAGTGAGATATCTCACTAGTTACATAAAATCACAAGGCTTGCCTGTAGATAATCTACAGAAAAAAATAGAAAAATTAGATGTGGCCCTAAGTTTTAGAATGAGTGGATTTGTAGATCAGCAACAACAGAAATATCTACTAGACTCTAAAAATCCTTCTGCTACATCTAAAAGTATTTTCATACCTCCCGAAAACTATGATATCATATTCAATGTCAGCAGTCCAGTAACTACGATTAGTTACAGCGGAGTTCGATTGGAAAAAACTGGAGGCGGCTGGATAGTAGCAGGCTATGATGACATACATCCCTATTTCAATTATCATCAGCCACAGGCCAGCAGCAAAGATCCTGTAATTTCAGTAGGTGGCCTAAGTGAACCGTTTACAGACTGGGTCGAAGAAAAAAATTACAACAATGGTATATTAGTAAGATATCAAAGCAATTTTTATCGTGCGTTGAAAACACATCGCAGTACCAATGACTTTGATCGAAGCCAATGGCAGAAATTAAGAGACGTTCCTAAAATAGGTGCAGTCGAAGCACTGAGAAGACGAATATTTAATACTATCACAGTTCGGCAGATGAGCTACGGCACATTGCTAACCAGTATACAACAAGTGGTAGATCTGTTGTTAGGTTATGACAGCTATCTTAAAACACAGGGTGTCGTATTCAATAACTATGATCCTCAGAATGCTACCAGTCAAGATTGGTTAAGTGCTGCTAAAGAATTCATGTTCTGGACCAAACACAATTGGGAACCTGGTGCAATTATAGCTTTAAGCCCTTCGGCGCAAAAATTAGAAATTAATGTGCCTGTAGGGACACCAGATAATCTCTTAGACGGATTCTATGACTATCAGATACTCAAAGGTGATGGCACAGTATTGCCTCCTAGATTTATTAACGTTAACAGAAGTTTTCAGAATTTCAAATTAGAAACAACAAATACCACCGACGGTATATATTATGCACGGTTACATTATGTTATCAAAGAGCATGTGACTGTATTTGATGATCGCACAGTGTTTAATGATATTATCTATGACAAGACCACAGGATATCGGCAAGGGCGCATAAAAATGCAGGCCTTCCGTACAGTGGATTGGGACGGAGACTACACTAGTCCGGGATTTTTATTCGACAATGTTGATATACAAGTTTGGCAACCTTTCAAAGATTACAAACTAGGGGACATCGTATCTTACAAGTCATACAATTGGACCAGCTTAGTTAACCAACTAGGTTCGGAAAACTTCATCGATGCAACATGGGCTAAATTAGATTCCACCCCTGTTAAGCAGCTGGTATCTAATTTTGATTACAAAATAAATCAGTTCAGTGATTACTTTGAAACTACATCGCAAGGTATAAATCAAAGTCAACGCGAACTTGCTAGACATGCTATAGGATATCAACAGCGAGATTACCTGCAAAATCTAGCAGAAGATTCTGTGAGTCAATTTCAACTATATCAAGGATTTATCAGAGAAAAAGGCACAGCAAACAGCATAACCAAGATATTTGATAAGCTGAGTAGATCTTCAGCAGGCAGTGTTACTCTCAATGAAGAATGGGCATTTAGACTAGGACAGATTGGCGGCACAGATCAGTTTACAGAAGTTGAAATACAGTTGGAAAAAACTAAATTTAAACTGAATCCTCAGTTGCACATTTCTAATCTCTCAGTGAATTCTAAAGTTGTAGATTCATTCTATCGTATCACTGCCAACGATTTCACTATTGCTCCTGTGCCCTACACAGTGGATTTTTTACCTACCACGACACAGACTGAGCCGGTGTTTACAGCTGGTTACGTGAGTGCCGGCCAGTATCAACATGTTATTCGAACCCTGAATGATTTAACTACTTTGGCCATCGACACAGTCAATGAAGCTGATCATATCTGGGTGACGTTCTATCAAGATTCGTGGCAAGTTCTACGAGTAAATGAATCGGCGCTGCTTTACGTAGTGTCGGTAGCTAGACCAGATGATACCACGGTGATACTAACACTCAATCGTCCACATGCTATAGCAGTTGATGACTACATAGGCATTCGTGAAATTGCAAATCTGCAAGGATTTTTCAAGATCACTGCGGCGACAAACACAACCGTAACAATCACAGTAAACGCAGATATAGATGATCCTGAGATAGACACTAGCACCACAGCTAATTTACAGTTGTTAACTCCATCAAGATTTTTTGATTATTCTAGTATAGATCAACGGTCTGCAGCACTACTAAAAAATAAATCTTTGGTCTTTGTTGATAACAATAGAAATGATCAATGGGAAGTTATTGAAAAGAATAAAACTTATTCAGCAAAAAATATAGACGGTGCTGGTATATCTAATCCGTTAGGGTTAGGCACTAAGGTTATATATGACAATACTAATAAGCACACAATTGTTGCCATACCTCAGTCGGGTTTTGTAAATGTGTATGTAGAAACAGATAACGGTCTTTCGTTAAAACAGATCATAGCACCGCCGGTAGGTTTCTTTGAAACAGCATTGGGATCGTTTGGCGAAAAAATGGCAGTTAGTCCGGACGGCAAATATCTTGTAATAGGTGCTCCCACAGCCAGCGGAGTAACTAGTAGATATCGAGGCGAGTGGGCCGTGGATGTGTTTTATGCACAGGACGATATTGTCGTATATGGCGGTAGATTATATAGAGCTCTGAACGCCAACACAGCGGCTACTGATGGAAGTTCAGAAATAGCTATAAATTCAGATGACTGGATGCCACATTCCACTGTCATTCCTGCACAGACAACAGCAGGAAATTTTGGATACTATCAGCAGGGCATGGTTGCGGTCTATGAATTTGTCAGCGGAAGATATGTTAATGTCACAGCATTCGTGTCACCGAGACCTGCAGACAATGAAAAATTTGGTTCTGAAATTGTCATCGGTGTAAACGGATCTGAATATTATTTGGCAGTATCTGCTGTGGGATCTTATAACAACACAGGCAGGGTATATCTCATCAAGCGCACAGGAACAGAGTGGACACATATGGAAAACCCTTTGTATAAAGGCATATACAACCTATCTGATTCCTACAAGCAAGATGATATAGTATGGCAAGCAGCGCAAGATCCCATCTTAGAAACAGCACGTGGCAATTTATGGCAGAGTCTAGACGGATCAACCTCGGATGGCAGCACCATCACTCTCGATTCACAAAATTGGCTCAAAGTCAGCGACATATCAACACACTGCTCTCTACCAACAAATATCTCTGTGGAAGATGATGGTTCCACACAGGAGTTTACAACCACTGGACTGTTAACCAACACTCAGAAAGCAGAACTAGTCAAGCAAGGAGATCAGTTTGGGTTTTCTATGGCCATGAGTGGCGATGGAAATATTTTAGTTATAGGTGCCCCAAACAGCGATGGACAATATTTTGCAAACTATCGAGGATTATGGAGACCAGACGTTGAATATGTCGAAGGAGAGACTGTAAGATTTCAAGGATCACCTGGCACAGCATATCAATATTATCAATTAGGTGACACATTTGACAGTACAGACAGCACATATCGCAGTTATAATGAAGATCCATCTGCTAGTGTTAATTGGCATCAGGTAGGAGACAGCACTACTACACCTAGCGGTAAGATTTTTGTATATAAAAAAACTGCATACGATTCCTATGAATTTGTTCAAATGATCAATGCTGGCACACTGTCGTCGTTCACCGACATAGATTCTGGGTTAGTGATTAGTACTGGGGATCAGTTTGGATTTGCTATGGATTTAGATGCCAATGGAAATACACTAGTAGTTTCTAGTCCTAGATCAGATGTAAATTATCAAGATCAGGGCGCAGTATATGTGTTAGAATTAGATCAATCAACAACAGAATTCCGAGTGAAACAGCGTTTACAAAGTTATGAAATCTATGCTGATGAATATTTTGGTTTTGCCGTATCGGTGAGTCCAGACAGTTCTAAAATAGCAGTCGGTGCTAGAAATACAAAAACGCCTTTCTCTATCAATTTTGATCTACTGGAAGGCACAACATTTGATAATGCAAGAACAAGATTTTATATTGATCAAGGATTTACTGGTGGTGTCTATGTGTTTGACAACAAAGATCAAATATTCTTTCTTACAGAAAAACTGGACAGCGATCTACAGACAGACGAATCATTTGGACACAGCATAGACTGTATAGGTTCAAAAATACTAGTAGGATCACCTTATTATAAAAACACATCTACCAAAGCATATCAAGGCATAGCACGTCTGTTCACAGCTAGTGCAGATGCAAGTTGGACTGTGCTTACAAGCCAACGACCATTGGTAGATTTAAGAAAAATTAAAAAAATTGAACTTTATGACAATGTAAACAATGTAAAAATACAAGACATAGATTTCGTCGATGCAGCTAGAGGAAAAATTCTTAATATAGCTGAGCAAGAAATCAAGTATAAAACACCATACGATCCTGCGGTGTATTCAGTAGGCACGGATGAAGTGGTAGTGGATACAACTATAAACTGGTTAGAAAAAAATGTAGGAAAATTATGGTGGAATACCAGCACTGCAAAATTTCAATATGCAGAACAAAAAGATTCTGCTTATAAAACAGGAAATTGGAATCAACAGGTGTTGGGTTCGAGTATAGATGTGTATGAATGGGTTGAGACGGTGTTGTTACCTAATGAATGGGCAGCGTTGGCAGACACTAATGCAGGACTGGCTCAAGGAGTTAGCGGGCAACCATTATATCCCAACAATGATGTTTACAGTGTGAAATTTTTCTTTAGCCCAACTACTGGACTTGTCTCAGAAACATTATATTATTATTGGGTAAGAAGCAAAGCCGTCACACCCAGCAATATGCCAGACAGAACAAAATCAGCTGCTGAGGTGGCCGGATTAATTGCAAATCCAGCAGGATCGAATCTAGCTTTTGTTGCGTTGATAGAATCCAATAAATTTCTCACATATAATTTTAAAACAATCATGCAGTCTGATACAGCGTTGTTGAATCTACAAATTAACAACAGCTTGGAATCACCGAGACCAATTCACAACGAATACCAATTGCTTACAGAAGGAGTGGCTGATAATTTACCATCTCCGAAATTAGAAAACAAATGGATTGACAGTCTTGTTGGTTCGGATATCGCAGGAAATAAAATTCCTGATATCGATCTTCCAGCTAAACAAAAATACGGTATACAATATAGACCTCGACAGACCATGTTTGTCGACAGATTGTTAGCATTACAAATCGTTATAGAATACATCAATGATATATTACTAAATGAAACTTTTGCAGAAATCATAGAATATACTAATTTAAATAAAGTTGATACAGCTCCTAGTGATAAATTGAATCTTTATGACATTGCAGTAGACACTGAAATAGATCTACAGACAGTGGGAACAACCAATACCAAACGTGCTGTATTGCGTGGTAATTTAATCAACGGTGAATTAGACACAATAGATATAATAGATCCGGGATATGGATACAAGCCTAAAGAATTATTCGATCAAGAACAACCTGGAATTTATATTGGTCCCCCGGTGATCATCACCGGTGATGGATTGAATGCCACAGCAGTATGTCACATTGATGGACAAGGCAGAGTAATAGCTGTGGTAGTTACCAATCGTGGTAAAAAATACAGTGTGATCAAGGTCGAGGTGAGATATTTTTCTGTGTTAGTAAACAATGATGCAACGCTGAATAATTTCTGGAGCATTTATTCTTGGGATGATTTACGCAAGACATATTTCCGTAGTAGATCACAAGCGTTTGACACAACAGCATACTGGAATAAAGTAGATTGGGTTAGACCAGGATACAGTGATAATCTACGTGTTGTTAAAGAATATTCTAACATTTATGAGGTCATAGATAGCCTTGTAATGATCGGTGACATTATCAAAGTCAAAGAATATGCTGCAGGCGGATGGGCTAAATTCCAAAAAACTCAAGAAATAGGTCAAACATTTTTAGACAAGTATCTACTAGTTGGTAGACAAAACGGTACAATACAAATAAATTCTTCATTGTACGACACTGGTGTAACTGGAGTCGGGTTCGATAATACACAACCATTTGACACTACAACCTATGACATAGAAAATTCGCAAGAACTTAGAAATATTTTTGCAGCAGTAAAAGAAAATATTTTTGTAGGAGATTACGCAGTAGAATGGAACAAATTGTTTTTTGCTTCGATACGACATGTGTTCAGCGAACAGCAGTATGTGGATTGGGTGTTCAAAACCAGTTTCCTAAATGCCACCCATAATATTGGCACACTAGCAAGCCCGCCAAATTACAAAAATGATAATCTATCAAGTTATCAAGAATACATCAACGAAGTTAAACCATTTAGAACCACAGTTAGAGAGTATATCAGCCGTTATGACCAACCAGAAACATATGCATCGTCGCCGGTTGATTTTGATCTTCCACCGTCATATTCAATCTTTGACGGCCGTGCTAATCCTGTTAATGCATCATCAACAGAAATATCACAGTATCCGTGGAAATGGTGGGCAGATAATAAAGGCTACGCAG